CCATTTTCGGCGATCTGTGATGTCTCCTAAGTGTATGATATTGTTGATGTTATTGGCTTCCAAATAAGGGATAAAAACGTCATACCAAAATAAGTATTGATATTTCGCAAAAGTGTCACTATCGCCCCTTACCCCTGCATGAGTATCAGTTACGAGTGCTATTTTCATACTTTTTCTTCCTCGGTCAAATTAGCAGCAAATTGTAGAATACTGTTACTATTGCTACCAGACTTCCTCTTTTTGGATTTTGGTGATTTACTCGTTTTGATTGCCTTTTTCTTCTCAACCGAGTCTTCATAGTTGTGAATGAACTCACTCATGTTATCATACAGCTTGGCAAATCCGAGACTGGTCACGTTGTTGTAATCCTCTTCACTCATCGTGTCACCACCCTGCATGATGCTGTCGTTCTCCAGAGACTTGTATTTGACATACAGTTGTTTCTTCTCCTTCTGAATACGACGAATGAAGGCATAGTAGATGATCTGTGTAAAATATGAGAATGGGTTCTTTGACTTGTCTGGATCAAAGTTGTGAATGTATTGAATACAGTTCTCTACACCATCAGCAATCATGTCATCGCGAAAGCCATAACTAATAAAGTTGGACTTGAACGATAGGTGATTGGCAATCTTCCAGAAGATCGTACCAATCTCGTCAGGTATCTGTGGCGGTGACTCGTCATTTGCTTCGGCTTCAAGCACCGACTTTCGGTACTTTACCATATGCTCAAGAAACTCTTTGTTGTCTACATAATGATCTGGTCGCTTCATTGCGGCACTCCTCATAAATCTACATTATATGTTTTCACCTTGAACTTCTCCGATTTGTATATTGAATAACGCTCTTGATAATGTTTCAGCGAGAAGTTCTTGGTTTGTCTTCCGTTCGTCAAATCATCTACAATATCGTATAATGTTGCCTCCTCGTCATCCACTCGTCGTAACGCACGACCAATGCTTTGTAATGTTCTTACCCGAGATTTACCCGGATGCGTGAATACCACGTTATGTAATCGTTTGATGTTGATACCTTGAGAGTATACACCAGACGAAGCAATAATGATAGCATTTTTTTCAGTTTCTACAATGGCACGCACATTTTCTCTTGTGTCCAAGTCTGTGCCACCATAGACAAAGAAACACTTTCGATCCTCATCACACGCTTCTTTTATCATCTTGAACAAAGGAACACCATGCTTGTCAACATAGTTGAATAATACGAGTGTATTTCCCTTCAAGCTCAACACGAGGTTCTTGATGAACTTGTTGCGTGATTCGTTTGATACCAGATAGTCAACCTCTTCCTGATACTTGAGATTTGAAGCAACACGCTCTTGATGCTTGAGAACGATTGCCTTGACTGTAAAGTCTGCCAGCACCTTGTTTTCAATAAGATTAGCAGTTGCCGTCACCTTTCGTACACCACCCAACAAACCTTCGATCACCAGCTTGTTGGTGAGTGTGCCATCCAATGTGCCTGTCGTACCAAAACGATAGGGTGTGTTGACCATCTTTGTCATAATGCCTGTGATTGACTTGGCTTTGACACCATGACACTCATCGACAATCACGGTTCCAAACTGATCGAAATATGATTTTGGCATTCTGAATAGAGACTGCCATGTTGAAATAATAATCGGTTTTTCCGTAACCTTGTCTCTACCGGACATGATTTCGTGAATGTTTGATCCAGCATCAAACCCATAGCTTCGGAAATCCTTTCGCATCTGTGCCACAAGTGATGTGGAAGGAACGATAATCAAATGCTTTCGATCGTGCTGTTCCATGTACCATCGTATCAATAGATAGATGATAAGACTCTTGCCTGAACCTGTTGGTGAAAGCAATAACATTCTTCTCTTGCGAACAGCAGAAACAAATGCCTCCATCTGATAGTCTCGTGGTTCAAGTGGTAGACCCAATGTGTCTATGAACTGCTTGCCTTCGACTAACGAGAAGTTTTCATCGCCTTCACCATCATAGTTGAATATGTAACCACGCTCTCGACAAAAGTTGCGAATGTGGTCAATCAATCCAGCATAGATGGTATGGTCTTTGTAGTTCAGTAGTCGTATCTTTCCATCCCACGCACCCATTTTGTACGATGGCTGGAACTTTGCCGAAGGAACGTCAAATGTGAAATAGTCGGACATTTCACGAATAACATAAGGTTCAGAACTAACCCATAGATACACGTCATCCTTCTTGGCAACGGCTACTGTATCCATTTAGTTCGCACCACCTAGAAACTTACGCCAATCAATCGCATTTTTGATTTGTTGAGAGCGCCACTTGATGTTGTCAAGAATGGAAAGCAGGAGCTTGACCTTCTCATCCTGTTCCGAGATTTGAATCAGGTGTCGAACCACTTCTACATCTCCTTCCACATACTTGGGAACATCGGATTTGAGAACACGAATGTCCAAAGGTTGCCATCCACGCTCTTCCAAGTCCTCTTGACACATTCTGCCACTATAGTAGTCAGTCTTGTCACGATACAGAATCTTGTGCATCTCACGCATCTTCTGTAGCTGTCGTCTCTCATCGGTCAACATTCGTACATATTTAGAATGTAGATTGGGAATCTTCAAACTCTCGGTATCCAACTCTAAATCATCAATCTTACTGTCGGCACTCCACATCTCATAGATTTCTTCAATTTCGGTCATTCCAATAAGATGTTTCATTTAAACATAACCTCCAACTATATTGAAATCCAGACGTAGTTCTGGAGTCGGCACATAGTATAATCCCCAAAGGAATACTTGTCAAGTCCTAAGTGCTAACTTTTTCGTATGAATAACGAAGATACCGGAAAGTTGCCGTTGCTTTTATCCCCTCAATGTCACCAGACGCAGAATCAAAGAGAACTTCAGAGAGGTTAGTTGGAAAAAGATCCTCAAATCTTATGATGTAGTTAGCATTCATATTGGAGTTCAATATAGTCAAGGTGGCATCTGAATATATTTGTTGTGCTTTCTGTGCTTTATATTCATTATAATCATTTGGAAATCCAAGACCAATCAACCAGTCGTATATCTCTCTCCAGTTTTGAAGGTCTTCATCTACGATGAACGTGACACTGAGAGGATCAAAGGTGATGTCATTACCCGGAACGAAGGTCGGCATGAGTGGTGTTGGTTGTGGAACTTCGCCTAATGAAATACCCGGAAGGTTGGCTGATGTCAGAAACCATGTAGTCTGTGGTAGTGCTTCGATTCCAAAACGGAATCCTACTGGAGACAAATAGTTGATGTTTGTTGGTTGATTAGTGAATGTTTTTGCCATGTTCACCTCCTGTATATATTTAGGAAACCACAAAAACAAATCGGGGAGCATCCCGAAGGACACTCCCCGTTTTGTGTGCTACTACTTTAGCTTAGATTACTGTGTTACACCGTTGAGGTATTGGACAGCAAAGCCTCTGTAGTATCGGTTGTTCTGGTTTACAGAGACACCAGAAGCACCCGTATCCGTAGCGAAGGGGTTCACTCCAACACCGTATCGAGTCTTGAAACCGATTTTGGGCTGGAAGTTATCCTCGCCGATGGCACGAACCATCTGGAGTGGGACGTATGGGCAGTAGAACATACCCGCGTCGTATGGGCTGGTTCCCTTGTAACCGACAACAATGAAGTCGTCACCAGTGTAGGAGTAAGGATCAATGTAGACCTTCATTCCTGAACCGATTGTACCCGCGAAGGTTGAACCAGTGTCATCCACTGTAAGAGCAGCGGTTGGATCAAGCACACCAGCCGTCGCAAGAGCAGACGCAACATCTGATGAACAGATGATGAAGTTACCCTTACCACGTCGAGTATTCTTGGCAATCGCGTTGGCTTCTGTCTCGATCTTGTAAACTAGAGCCTTGAATCGCTCAACGAGCCATCGACCATCGAGGACACCAGTGTTGCCATCGCTACCGACATTCGCAGTACCGCGACCATCAACTGCCGGAACACCCGTACAAGACATGTAGACTGAGCGAACGATCTCACGATTGATCTCGGCGTTGATCTCAGTCGTAAGAATGTTAGCAAGCTCCGTCTCGGCATCAAGACCATGAATCGCCTTCAGGTCTTGGGCAAGCTCTACTGAATACTCAGCCTTGAGAGCGCGAGTAACAGCAGTCACCGTTGTCTTGTCGATCTGGAAGCTCATTGATGGAATCTTGTTGGTGGCAGAAGTTCCAAGACCTTCACCTACCGAAGTCTCCATACCCGTGCGAATTGACTGAGAAGCTGCCTGAGACTCGTCGTGGTCGAACATTGTGTTTGATACGTTCAGACCAGTCCAAGCAGGACGATTTCCACCAGCAGCAGCAGAGAAACCAGTGTTCGCCTCGTCATAGAAAGCGTTAGCTTCTCCGGGGGAAACATTG